TCCGCGCACCGCCGCCCACGTGCGCCGGAGCGGGGGCTAGGGCCATGTTTTTCACGAATAATTATGTAAAAAATGATATGAATGTTTCACGTGAAACATTGCCTGTTTTTTGTGCAACTTTGAGGGTCTTGTTAACTGCTTAAAAAAGAGGCATATTTACTGCACATATTTTATGCATCAGGGGCCCCTATGGAACTCACAGAACAAGAAGCAAAGCTTCGTCTTCGTCTTGCTCAACTTGAGAAGAACGAAGCGTGTCAAACTAACTTTTTGACTTTTGTAAAAAATATGTGGCCCGAGTTTATCGCTGGCCGTCACCACAAAATCATTGCAGAAAAACTAGAACGTGTGGCTAATGGTGAATTAAAGCGTTTAGTTATAAACATGGCTCCTCGTCATACGAAGTCTGAGTTTGCATCGTTCTTGTTTCCCGCTTGGATGATGGGCAGGAACCCAAAAATGAAAATTATTCAGGCAACGCACACAACGGAGCTGGCAGTAAACTTTGGCAGAAAGACAAAGAACTTAATTGATAGTGACGATTACAAAGACATATTCCCAGAGGTGCGTTTGGCTGCTGATAGTAAAGCGTCTGGACGATGGGACACCGCCGCGGGTGGTATGTACTATGCCGTTGGCGTTGGGTCGAACTTGGCGGGACGCGGTGGTGATCTCGTAATCATTGATGACCCGCACTCAGAACAGACAGCAATGTCGAACAGTGGTTTTGAAGATGCGTGGGATTGGTACACCGGGGGCCCCCGACAACGTCTCCAGCCGGGTGGGTCGATTGTTTTGGTGCAAACGCGCTGGTCCGAGAAGGACATGACAGGCCAGTTGTTACGGGCAATGGCTAAAGACCCGTTAGCCGACCAGTGGGAAGTTGTGGAACTTCCGGCTATTTTTGAAGACGGTAAGCCTTGTTGGCCTGAGTTCTGGTCACTAGAAGACCTGACCGCGGTCCGCGCATCTATACCTCCGAGCAAATGGAACGCGCAGTATCAACAGAACCCGACGGGCGAAGAGAACGCGATTATACCTCGTCAGTGGTGGAAAAGGTGGGATAAAGATGCCATACCCAATCTCGAATATGTCATACAGAGCTATGATACCGCTTTTTCTAAGCGGGAGACGGCCGACTTCTCAGCCATAACCACGTGGGGAGTGTTTCGTCCAGAAGAGGCTGGGGGCCCCCCGGGACTCATACTTTTGGACAGTCAGAAAGACCGGTGGGATTTTCCGGAGCTAAAGCAGATTGCTTTGGAGCAGTATCAGTATTGGGAGCCAGATACTATAATCGTGGAAGCTAAGGCTTCTGGTCTGCCTTTAACACAAGAATTACGAAACATGGGAATACCTGTTGTTAACTTTACGCCAAGCAAAGGTAATGATAAGATAACCCGTGTTCACTCCGTTTCGCCTCTTTTTGAAGCGGGTATGGTGTGGGCCCCCGACACTGTCTTCGCTGATGAGATGATTGAAGAGGTGGCGGCGTTTCCGAACGGGGAGCATGATGACTTGGTGGATAGCATGACACAGGCGTTGATGAGATACCGTCAAGGTAATTTTGTTCAGTTGCCCACCGATGATTGGGAAGAGCATGATGGACCAACGCAGGTAAAGGCCTATTACTGATGAACGAACTTTTTGAAGCAGTAACGAAATATTGTGAAGGTCAGATAGCTTTACATAAATACAACATAGATATTTATTTAAGTAACCCTGCGGGTATTGGCGAGCACTCGGACATAGCTGAAGCTGTGGTAGAGGAACTAAAAAAGATTGCCGAATATGATGATATTATGGAAATGATGAAAAAGTATTGGTAGGGAACCATGGCTGATAGTGTTGTAGATTTAGGTGCGGGCTCAAGCGGCGGGCTGATGTCCATGAACGAGGCTTTGGGTCTTGAGATGGGTGATCCGGGGTACGCGGGCCAGTTTCCGGGGCGCATCTATAAAGAAGGCGACACTATGGTAGACCGTGACTACTATAACGACATGGGTGACTATGAGTTTTCCGCGGACCGCGTATCTCCATATGAGGGTCTAGCGGAGTCCTATATGGACATGACTGACGTTGAGGTTCTTCCGATGTTAGAGGGCGGGAAGTTTTTTCCAAATAGTATCTATGGCAAGACGGGGCAAAATGTTCCTGTTCGTCCTCAACTAGAGGCTGACGGCAGCGTAACTGTGGTGCCTATCGGTTTTCAGGAAGGCGGTCCCGTAGAAGAAGTTGGTATCATGGGGGCCCTGTTTAGTTCCGATGTAGATTTACCAAGTTCCGCGGACCAAGAACTTGTACGCACTTCTGCTCGTGAAGGCACTGAGGGTGCAGCGATGTATTATCCAGCAGGGGCCCCGACATTTGAAGAGGTTCTTGAGCAACAGTACGGGTATCCGGATGCAGAGCGTGAGATATATGGCGCGACCACTTCTGAAGCTATGCGGGCGGGAAGACCACGGCATGATATGCCAACTTATCAGGAATTAGAGGACGCTCGTGCTCATGTGTTGCAATCTGCATTACTTTCTCAACAGGTTGGTCCGGAGACTGCGGAGACTTTTGGCGGCATGGCAGAGCTGTTTGACAGATATGTACCCATTCTGGGCACGGCTACTGATGCGGACGTTGTGATGGACAAGCGCAACAATGCTTTTGGGGCGAAGCTCTTGAAGGAGGCTGGTATAAACGCTACTCCGAAAGAGATTACGCAGATGGTAGACCAGAAGATTTTTGATCAGTTGGACATAGTTCTTGGTCGTGAGGAAGGTGAGCGGCGGTTTAAGTCTCCTAGCACGGGGATAGATATCTTCTATCCGCGGGATAAATACGGCTATTTTGATGTGAATAGGTACGACTGATGGCGGATTACGAAGATAGAATTATATCTGACGAAGTTCGCCGTAAAATGAATGAAGCTGTAGCCAAAGCGGCGGCAGAAGGCATTGATGTAGAATCTGAATACTACACAGATAGTGATTTAGATTACATGAAAGAATTTGCCAGACTAAACAATACGGGAGTTATAACCGGGCCCTTTGAAGATTTTGGGAGCGGTGTAAATGTCCCGCGCACCCCGACTTTATTTAATTTGTATGCTATGCAAGAAGAACTTGCTCACAACAGAGAAGCGGAGACAGATGTAAGCGGCCCTAAGCGCAGAGATGATCCTGCCGGATATCTGTTAAGGTTGGCTAAAAGTGAGTATGACGAAGAGCAACGGGTAAAAGATGAAGCTTTGAAAAAAACTGGCGGTTTGTTGCCAGAGGGCAAAAGAACAGAAGAGTTAACCAGACGGTCATATGCCATCCGGTTTATGAACGCTATTGATGAATACGTTAAAAAAACGGGTGATTTAGAAACAAAAGAAGCATTACTTGAGCAGTATCCAGAGCTAAAAAACATAGAGCCAATTCAATATCCGGAAGGTGAGCAGCCGTTTGAAACTGGCGGGGAAGTGGTGGCAGAGAGAAAAACAGGGCTACCGGTAGACCCTACGTCTCCTCCTATTGCTCAAATTATATCTCCTCTTGTGCCGATGTCATATCAGGTGGACAGGCCCTATTCTCTTAACACGCAAGAAGTAGATGGCGGTTTAATTTACTCTGAAACTCCGCAAAAGGTCTCTGATCCGCAGTTCGCGGTCCCTCCTGTTATTACTGGTGGTATTGAGTTTTTTAAACAGTTCTTAGATGACCCGACAGAAACAGCTGGTGGCATAGCCACGGCTATTGGTGAAGAGATAAAAGCGTATCCGGAGCGTCAGGTGCGGACGGCTTTGGCTGGTGGTGAGACGATTAATCCGGAGACTGGTGAGATTGAGCGGTATGACCCGTTAGGTGTACCGGCGACCATGGCCCTCGGATCTGCCGCCTCGATAGCTAGGACTGCCGGAAAGGGCGGCACTGTTCTTGGTATTATGGCGGGCCGCAACGCTAAAGACGGTGGTAAAAGGTTAGATCAGTTTTTGGCAGCACGTGACCGTGGTCTGGATGACCGGGATAATTATGCTGAAACGCAGGGATATATTGAGCCGTCTGATGGTGCTTTTCGTTTTGAGATAGACACCTCTAAGGTCCGGTTGAAAAAAGACCTATTTGAAGACGGCATATTAGCTGGTCAAGGCGAACGGTATCAAAGATTAAATATTTCTGAGTTTAGAAAAAAAGAAGGGCGAGTTCCAAAGCTGGATGAAGTATTTGACTTTAAAGAGTTGTTTGAGCAATACCCTGAATTACGGTCGATTGATGTTGAAACTGTTCCTTTTATGAGCAGTGCCGGTGGAACAAAGGCAGCGTTTGATCCTGTAAATAACATCATTTACCTTGGCTCCGCTCCAAGTAAAGAAATGATTTCAAATATTTTACACGAAGTGCAACACGCAGTTCAACATATAGAAGGTTTTACTCCGGGGTCTAGCATCGCACGTTATTTACCTGAAGGGTTTTCAAAAAAGTTGGCTGATATTGACATGGACATATCAACTTCCAGCGAAGCTCTTCTTGGCAGTAAAAGCGGTTTTTTAAAGAAAAAGTCTTTTCAAGAGAGGGCTGACGAATCCGTAGGCAAGACGGTTTATAAGTATAACTTAGGTAAAAGAGCTCGGGACTTTTTTGCTGGGGAAACAGATGCTTATGGGTATGTGGATTTTAGTAAGTTTGCTACGCCGGACGAACTTAAAGAGCTTCGCAAGATTGCTGAAAAGCAATTAGAGTCTGATAAGAGGACTAGCGATGTTCTTAAAGCAGGACGTATGTATCGCCGTCAACCCGGAGAAGTAGAGGCTCGAACGGTTGCTACAAAGTTTAGGAAAGACCAGCAAGGCGAGTTTCCTTTAGATGTACAAGACACAGACCCTATAGATTATTTTTATTTAACCGACAAGACTATGTTGAACAAGCCTACTGCACCAAGGGTAGATGAAAAAGCACAGGGCGGCGTGGTGAGTTTGTTAGATAAAGCCCAGAACATGAACCGCGGTCCGAGGGGCGTGGCGAGTTTATCGTCAGTAGCTAGGAATATGAACCGCCCTATGGTAAGTTAGGGCAAAGGAGATAGCGCATGGCTCGTAAACCTATTGCTGGAATGGTGGACAAAAACGTCCCGTCACAGCTTGACCCAGAGGACTTGGCGGCCGAGGTAGAACTCGAAGTTCCCGGTTCTATGGAGGATAACATCGTATCCTTTGAGGGTATGGCGGAAAACATGGATATTGAGGTTACGCCCGATGATGACGGCGGTGTGACTATTGACTTTGACCCGCAAGATCAACGGGGCGAAGGCGATGATTTTTACATGAATTTAGCGGAAGAGATGCCGGAAAGGGAACTTGGCCGCATTGCGGGAGAGCTGTTGGGTGAGTTTGACGCTAACAAGGCTAGCCGACAGGAGTGGGAAGATGCTTATGCTAACGGTTTGGAGCTGTTGGGATTCTCTTATGAAGAGCGAACACAGCCTTTTAGAGGCTCGTCCGGAGTCACGCACCCGTTGCTTGCTGAGGCGGCTACGCAATTTCAGGCGCAGGCGTTCAATGAGCTGTTGCCAGCTAGCGGGCCAGTGCGAACTACTATACTAGGCGCAGAAACTAGGGAAAAACAGGCACAATCTGACCGTGTTCGGCACTTTATGAACTATTACATCACTAATGTGATGGAGGAATATACCCCAGAACTCGATCAAATGCTGTTTTACTTGCCGTTAGCGGGGTCTACCTTTAAAAAAGTCTATTATGATGAGACTATGGGTCGTGCGGTTAGTAAATTTATCCCCGCAGAGCACCTTGTGGTGCCGTATGAGACCTCAGACCTCGAAACTTGCCCTAATATCACGCAAGTTTTGCGTATGAGCCTTAATGATCTGCGTAAAAAGCAGGTTTCAGGCTTCTATTTAGACATTCCGGTCATTCCTGCACAGGAAGAATCGGACTCAGTAAGCAACGAAATTGACAGAATTGACGGTGTCTCGTCTAGTCAGATTGATTATGACTGCACAATCTTGGAATGCCACGTTGATTTGGACTTAGATGGGTATGAAGACACAGATGAGGAGGGTGAACCTACCGGCATTAAGATACCTTATGTAGTAACGATCAGTCAGGACAACGGCCAAATTTTATCTATCCGCCGTAATTATCGCGAAGAGGATGAATTAAAGCGAAAAATTCAGTATTTTGTGCATTATAAGTTCCTACCGGGCTTTGGTTTCTACGGTTTGGGGCTTATTCACACCATTGGCGGTTTGTCACGGACCGCCACGGCGGCACTGAGGCAGTTGATCGACGCTGGTACGTTATCCAATCTTCCAGCGGGCTTCAAAGCTCGTGGGTTGCGTATCCGCGATGACGATGATCCGCTTCAGCCCGGTGAGTTTCGAGATGTCGATGCTCCCGGTGGGGCTATCCGTGACAGCCTGATGCCGTTGCCTTTCAAAGGCCCTGATCAGACATTGTTCCAGCTTTTGGGGTTTGTCGTGGATGCGGGCCAGCGTTTTGCTACTATTACTGACATGAAGGTTGGCGACGGTAATCAACAGGCCGCTGTCGGTACGACTATTGCTTTGCTGGAACAGGGCTCTCGGGTGATGAGTGCGGTACATAAACGTCTGCACTATGCGATGCGTTTGGAGTTTAAATTCCTAGCTCGTGTGATGTCAGAGTTCCTGCCTGCCGAATATCCGTATGCGGTAGAAGGTGCAGACTCTTCTGTAAAAGCTACAGACTTTGACGATCGTGTGGATGTTGTACCGGTATCTGATCCAAATGTATTCTCTCAGGCTCAGCGGATTGCTTTGGCGCAGACGAAGTTACAGCTCGCAGGTGCCGCACCAGAAATGCACAATATGCACGAGGTGTACCGAGACATGTATGATGCTCTTGGCGTCAGGGATGTTGACCGGATTATGCGTCGTATACCAGATGAAGAGCCCGAACCAAAAGATCCCGCACAGGAAAACATAGACGCTTTGGATATGATTCCGATGAAAGCTTTTGAGGGTCAGGAGCATGAGGCGCACATCATGGCGCACATGGTCTTTGGTTCTACTCCAATGGTAGCGAGTATGCCTCCTGTAGCTATTGCTCTACAGAAGCACATAATGGAGCACGTTAAAATTGCAGCACGTGAGAGAGCGGCGGTTGAGTTTATCCAACAACGCCAGAACGCTGGTGGCGAGGCTGCTTCAGAAGAAGAGATGCTGGCAATAGAAGGTTTGACGGCACAGTTTGTTGCTGAGGGTATGCAGATGGTTAAGCAGCTTTCACAACAGGTTTCTGGTCAGGGGCCGGATCCTCTGGTACAACTCAAGGAGCAGGAGCTTCAAATTAGAGCTCAGTCTGAACAGGCAGATGCTCAGGCTGAACAGGCCAAGCTCAACCTTGATGCTCAGAACCAGCGGATGCGGGCAGACCAGTTCCAGCAACGTCTTGCAAGTCAAGAACGTCAAACTCAAGCCCGTATTCAGTCTGCTATGGAACGTGAAATGCTTAAACAGAGAGGTAATTAAAATGAGTGTAGTAAAAATCGTAACAAACAAGCCGGGTCCGGCACCTAAACCCGAAGAGGTTGGTAAAAGCAAAGAAGTTAAAATTCCAGAAAAAATGAAGCCCATGGTTGCTAGGGGAATGGGTGCCGCGGTAAAGGGCGGCGGTTATATGGGTTATGACTGAGTATGCTTGCAGAACTGGCCGCGGCAAATGCTGCATTCGCTATCATCAAGAGAGCTGTTGCTAACACAGGCGACCTTGCCAAGGCCGGTAAGGCGATATCCGACTTTGTAATTGCCAAAGAGGAACTACAAAGAAAAGGAAATAAAAAGAAAAAATCTGGTGTCCGCTCTTCTGATCTTGAAGAGTTTATAGCTCTTGAGAAGATTAGACAGCAAGAGCAGGAGCTCAAACAAATAATGATTTATGCTGGACGGGCGGGACTTTGGCATGATTGGCAAAAATTTCAAGCAAACGCTCGAAAAGAAAGACGAGTTCAAGAAGAGCTTTCTAGGAGAAGAAGGGCCGAAATTATGGAAGCTTTGGGACTGGGTGCTGCGGCCGTACTTATTGCTACTATGGTGGCGGGTCTAGTGGCTTGGGTGGTCTGGCTTAAAGGAGGCTTTAAATGAGTGCAGAAGACGTTGCTAGAAAACTGTTAGAGCTTAAAATACTGCCAAGGTTTATGATGTTGTGCATGACGGGCGTGTATATACGTTGTATTGAGTGGGCACTTTCGCAGCCAGATTTAACAACTCAGCAGGCTTCACTAATTTCAGTCGTCACGGGTGCCATGACAGGCAGTCTGGCGGTATGGTTAAATTCCGAAAAATGAAAGAGTTTGTCCTTGTTATTTCTATGTGGGGGCACACGGGTGCTGAATGGGAATATGTTGGCAATCAAATAGTTTTACAGCAATCTTTTACTCAAGAACAATGTTACCATTTGTTACAAAAGGATATGTGGAAAGCCACTTACGAAAATGAGTTTTATAAAATGAACATCCAATGCTTTCCGAAAGATTGTGCAGGTAAAGAGGTATGTAGTGACTAATGCCAGCAAAGTTAAATGAGAACACAGAGGTAGCACTACCGTTACGCAACATCATATCTATGGTTGCAGCAGCTAGTCTGGCAACGTGGGCTTACTTTGGCCTTATTGAAAGACTGAATACATTAGAGACAAACCAGACAATGATGCAAGCTGATTTGGAACAGAACACAGAGTTTCGTATCAAGTGGCCGCGTGGTGAGATGGGTAGCTTGCCAGCAGACAGTGAGCAATTCATGCTGATAGAACACATCGCCAATGAGCTAGAGAAGTTGCAAACAGAGATTGAAGAAGGTCGTGCGCCGTATGATCAGCAGCAGAAACTTACATTAGAATTTTACGAGAAACGTATAACGAGCCTAGAAGAAAATATAGAGAAGTTGCGGAACGGTGATTGAGCTAACCTTTGTATTATTATTGGTGATGGGTGGCGAGAAGGTAGAGTACACGCCCTATCAATCTCTGTCTGAATGCTTGTCTGTACGCAGAAAAATTAAACGTAACGTAGGCCACACCAATAACTTTGACCAGAAGTGGTCATGCAAAGAGTTAAAGGTTAAGGTTAAAGACGGCAACATATTGGAGTTTATAGACTGATGTTACAAGCATTGATAGGTCCGGCGACCGAGCTTATTGGTAAGTTCGTTGAGGACAAAGATAAAAAAAATGAGTTGGCGCACGAAATTGCGACAATGGCAGAACGTCACGCCTTAGAACTTGCAAAAGGTCAAATGGCAATAAACGCAGAAGAAGCGAAATCAAAAAACATATTTATTGCGGGTTGGAGACCCTGTACCGGGTGGGTCTGTAGTATCGCCCTCATGGTGCATTTTTTGCTCATCCCGATTGCTGATGTTGTAACAGCTTACATGGGTTATGAGCCTGTACCTTATCCAGCATTTGACATGGACACGTTGATGACTGTGTTGATGGGTATGTTGGGGCTTGGTGGCCTTCGTACATACGAGAAACAAAAAGGTTTAACAAAATGAACAAAGATAGATTATGTGAAGAGATAGCCGAAGATGAAGGTTGTAAATATGAAATATATTTGGATCATTTAGGTCTGCCAACTTTTGGAATTGGTGCCCTAATTAAAGAAAGCGACCCCGAATACGGTAAACCTGTAGGCACAGTCATAGAACAAGAGCGTGTTCAGCAAAGGTTTCATTTGGATATAGTTGTAACACTTGATGAATGTAAAGTGCTGTATCCAGACTTTGATGACCTACCAGAAGAATGTCAGCATATCATTGCAAACATGATGTTTAATCTAGGCCGTCCTCGGTTGAGTAAGTTCAAAGGCATGAAAGCTGGCGTTGATGCTAGAGATTGGGACAAGGCCGCAGATGAAATGGTTGACTCGAAGTGGTACACACAAGTGCCAAACCGCGCACGGCGTTTAGTAGACCGGATGAGAGCTCTTGCAGAAACATCATAATGTGTTATAAGAACACATAAGATTTACCGCGGAGATATACGAGTGGATGAAATTTATTTTGCTGAGGCCGTTTTTAGAATTGTTAAAGATCGGCGTCAGGCTATTTACGATTTGTTAATTTATGACAATGTAAATAGCATGGAGCAGTATCGTGAGCTCATGGGTAATTTAAAAGCCCTAGATCACGTGGAACAGGAACTCAAGAGCCTGCTAGATAAACAGGAGCAAAGCAATGACTGAGGCGCAGAAAGTTGATCTTGAAAACGTAGCAGAAGGTGTCGCCAACCTCGCTTCCGCATATAAGGATGCTACAGATAAAGTTTTGGACCCCGATGCCATCGGTGGTTCACTCTTAGATAGGATGCCAAACCCGACGGGCTGGCGTTTGCTTATTCTACCTTACCGCGGTAAGGGCAAAACTGATGGCGGTATTTATCTGCCGGACAAGGTTGTAGAAGAGCAGACAGTTTCCACACAGGTTGGTTATGTCCTCAAAGTGGGGTCGTTAGCCTACAAGGACTCGGAGAAGTTTCCGACGGGTCCGTGGTGCGAGCAGGGTGATTGGGTAATGTTTGCCCGTTATGCTGGTTCGCGTTTTCGTATTGATGGGGGTGAGGTTCGCATCTTAAATGATGACGAAATCTTAGCTCGCATTGGAGAACCTGAAGACATCCTGCATTTCTAGGAGAAATAAATGGCAGAAGAAAACAAAGAACAGATCGAATTAGATCTGGACGATGCTCAGGAGACTGAGGTTGAAGTGGGCGGTGAGGAAAAGGAAGAAGAAGAAGTTCCTCTTGCCGCGGAGTCAGAAGATTCTGACGATAATTTTGAAAAAGCTAAAAGCAAGACGCAAATGCGTATTGACCGCCTTACAAAGAAGATGCGTGAGGTTGAGCGTCAGCGCGAAGAGGCTTTGAGTTATGCTAAAAATGTTCAGGCAGAAGCTCAACAGTTAAAACAGCGTATGGATGCTTTGGACAATAATTATGTTCAAGAGTATGCTAGTCGTGTTGAAACGCAGACAGCTACGGCTGAGCAGGAGCTTGCTCGAGCTATTGAAATCGGGGACACTAACGGTGTTGTTGAGGCGCAAAGGAAAATTACCCGACTCGCGATTGAAAATGATCGCGCGGAACAGGCTAAAGCTCAACAAGCCCGCTACGCCCAACAGGCTAAAGCTCAACAGGAAGCGCAGGTTCAGGCACCTATGCCTCAGCAGCAACCTCGCCGCCCGGACCCGAAGGCGGAACAATGGGCGGGGCGGAACGACTGGTTTGGCTCAGATGAGGCTATGACATATGCCGCTTTTGGTATACATAAGAAGTTAGTAGAAAACGAAGGGTTTGACCCACAGTCCGATGACTACTATAATGAATTAGACAAGCGTATGCAGACAGAGTTTCCGCATAAGCTTAACGGTGGTAGCAAACGGCCCGCTCAGACGGTTGCTTCCGTATCCCGCAACACATCTGGGCGCAGTAGTGGGAAAAAGGTTAGACTCACCCCTAGCCAAGTCGCGATAGCGAAGAAATTGGGTGTGCCGCTTGAAGAATACGCGAAATACGTGAAGGAGTAAGAGAGATGGCTGAAGAACAAAACGAAATGTTTGAAGGTACTGTCAAACGTACTTCTCGCGCAAAAGACTCTAGGGAAAAAACGGCTAGGCGTAAGCCGTGGGCTCCCCCATCTATGTTAGATGCACCGCCTGCACCGGAAGGTTTTAAGCATCGTTGGATCCGCGCAGAAACGCGTGGTTTTGATGATACTAAAAACATTAGCGCAAAAATGCGTGAAGGTTGGGAACTGGTTCGTAAGGACGAGTATCCTGATTTTGAGGCCCCGGTAGTTGACTCAGGTAAATATGAAGGTGTGTTCGGAGTAGGCGGACTTATTCTCGCACGGATTCCGTTGGAAACTGTGGCTGAGCGAACTGAATACTTTGCACAACGCAACAGTGATCAGATGCAGGCTGTGGACCACGATATGATGCGTGAGAATGCACATTCAACCATGACGATCAACAAACCTGATCGTCAATCTCGTGTAACCTTTGGCGGTCCACAGAAATAAGGACCGTCTCGATTAGGAGAAACTAAAATGGCAAATCAAGATACTGCCTTCGGTCTTCGTCCTATCGGGCTTAACGGCGCGGGTGCTAACACTACTGGCGTAACTCAATATGAGATCGCAAGCAACAACACTAATGCAATTTTCCAAAATTCTCCAGTGATTCCTCTGGCGGCTGGTGTAATTGACATTGTTGGTGCGGCGAACGGCGGTACAGTACCAGCTCTGGGTGTCCTGATGGGCGTAGAATATGTAGATAGCTCTTCAAAAAAGACTGTCTTCAAAAACTTCTGGCCCGGTTCCAACAACGTAAGCGTTGACACAAACTTCCCTGTCAAAGCTTTTGTTGCTGATAACCCAAACCAGCTTTTCATGATTGCTGCTGACGGTAGCTCAACAGATCGTGCGACAGCTTTGTCAAACGTCTTTGCTAACGTATCACTGGCAAGCGGTACTTCCGGTTCAACAGCAACCGGTCGTTCAACAGCCGAAATGGATATTTCCACTGTCGCTACTACAGCTACGTTGCTCATGCGCGTTGTTGGCCTCACAGGTGATGAGGCTAATCTCGACTATGATGCGGCCGGTGTGAACTATGTAGTTCGGTTTAACTTCCATCACAACGCACCGGTTGCGGCTTCTGCTTCGCAAACGACTTCGTTGTCAACCGGCATTTAAGGAGGGAATAGAAAATGGCTATTTCTCGCGCACAACTAGCGAAAGAGCTCGAACCCGGCCTTAATGCTTTGTTCGGTCTTGAGTACGATCGCTACGAAAATGAACACGCTGAGATCTTTGACGAAGAGTCCTCAGATCGTGCATTTGAAGAAGAAGTGATGCTCGGTGGCTTCTCTACAGCTCCCGTTAAAGGTGAAGGCGCAGCCATCAACTTTGACGATGCACAAGAGACATACACTGCTCGTTACACACATGAGACAATCGCTCTGGCCTTCTCAATTACTGAGGAAGCTATCGAAGACAATCTTTACGATCGTCTGGCGTCTCGTTACACCAAGGCTTTGGCTCGCTCAATGGCACAAACCAAGCAAATCAAAGCAGCTTCTATTCTAAACAATGCGTTTAGCACTGGAAGCCCTGTTGGTGATGGTGCAGCTTTGTGTTCAGCGGCTCACCCTTCTTTGTCAGGCAATCAGCGTAACTTGCTTTCAACTGCGGCAGACCTCAATGAGACTTCTCTTGAGCAAATGCTTATTGATATTGCAGGTTTTACTGATGAGCGTGGTTTAAAAGTTGCTGTACGCGGCACTAAATTGATTATTCCAAAGGAACTTCAGTTTATTGCAGAGCGTGTTATCAACTCAAATCTTCGTTCGGGTACTGCGGACAATGATGCAAATGCAATGAAGAACATGGGTATGATTCCAGAAGGGGCAGTGGTCAATCACTTCCTGACTGATACTGATGCATTCTTCATTAAGACTGATGCTCCAAACGGCTTCAAGTTCTTTAACCGTGCACCAATCAAGACCGCCATGGAAGGTGATTTTGACACAGGTAATATGCGGTTCAAGGCTCGTGAGCGTTACAGCTTCGGTGTTTCTGATTGGCGTTGTGTATTCGGTACTCCGGGTGCATAAAAAAATCAGTTTTCTTGACGGAAAAGGGCGACTTCACAGTCGCCCTTTTTTATTGTAATATAAACCATCCCTGACAACCGCATGGGGTGGTTGACACTAGCCACGACAGGAGAAAACCATGGCT